CGGCCTACAGGGGACTCGTCGGCAAGTAGCGTCTCGTGTCCCGGTGCGGGAGACGGGAATCTGATGCCCGGACGCCCCATCAGCAGGGGACGCATGAGGGCCGGATCGCGTCCGGTGACGCCAATCGGCATCGGCAAGCCTCCGCCACGAAACATCGGCGGCTGCTGGACAAAAGCTGACGGCAGACTGACGGGCATCCCCGCCCGTTCTACGGCAATCGCCCCCAGTTGCTCAATATTGGCTCTCGCCCGATTGAGCAACCACGGAGGCCACGCATCGCCGGTATACCCGTAGAGTTTACCTTCGGCGCTCGCTCCCAGCGCTCCGCCAAGGCCGCTCAGTGCCGCTGAACCAATCATTCCCCACGGAGGTGCCATATAAAAAATCCTTTACAGAAAGTCCATCTGAAACCGGTCCAGATGGCAGTATATCACTCGCTCACCTGCAACGTAATCATGCCGCGCAGATCCACATTATTTGTGATGCTCGACGGCCATGCTGCATGGTCGGTGCGGAAGCAATAGAGCTTATCCGTGCCTCCCGTCGTAATGTACCCTTCCGTATCGACCGACCCTCGGATTGTCAGCGGGCCGGTGTAGGTGCTTTCCGTTGCGGACAGTCCCTGTGGGAGTTGGATCTGGAACTGATTCCCCATTCCTGACCCCGTGGTCGTGTCTTCCAGAAAGAAGTTCACCACGAGGAACTGGCCGATTTTGATAAATTGATACAGCTTCTGGTCGGCGCTTGCCACCGTCCATGTGCCGCTGTTTGCCGTGAAGTTTCCGGCGGCGAATGTGACATCTTGCCATCCTAGCTCCTGTTGAATTCGTTGCAGTCTCCGGCGCGTATCGAGGGACGAGAAATAGAGCGACCGCATCGCCTGTTCCGTGACGATCCCAGACTCCTCCCGTATCCGCGCAAAGTCGGGCGTCGGAAAATCGAGCGGGATGTTAGATCGGGCCATTATCTACGTCTCTGGACCCCCGACCCACGATGCCACGTTGTTAAAGGATTCTCCTTAACGATATCCATTGGATTATCTGACCGCGTTAAATCGAAAATCTCACTAATGGCTGGTGCGCCCTTTCTTCGTGAAACCCCAACAATCGCATCTATATCTCGGATCTTCGCTTGTTGAGCAGCGATGTTTTCAAGAGTAGCGATCCTTCTTTGCATACCGCTTCCGTAACTACCCCAGTCCATGTCCATCTCGCCGGATGGATGGAATGTTCTTTCTGTCCGTCTGTACGGAGAACCACTTACGATCTCTCCTGCAAGCTCGGGATTTCCTCCGTGCCTCTCTAAGAAGTCCCAAATCTCCCCAGCATCCAAACCTGCTTCTGGATTTCTTGCCCGAGATGCAAACTCACCTAGTTCCCTTACAAGATCGTCCCATTGTTTTCCAGTGAGATGTTCATAGGCTCGTTGGGTAGGCTTATTACCAAACCCGCCACGAGTGATGAGTGGATTCGTAAACTCCCCTGCTGCTTGAACCACATCAGGACCGCCGAACGGAAGATACCTTTTATGAGTGAACGAAGACAATCCTGGATGACCCTCTGGGGCAAAAAACACACCGCCTCGTCCAGCAGTTTGTCCGGCCTGTTCTGGAAGCTGCCGCCTATGCATTAAAACTCGAAGGATATCGTTGACTCCGAGCGATGCAGACGGCGTACTTTTAACCGCCGTCTCGTAGAGTGGACGGGTTACGTTCTTGAGGAGAACTGTCCCTGTTCCACCCGGCATGAGCGACAGAATAGAGTTCTGTGCCTCTTCCTCCGGCGTAGATCCAGAGAGCAGATCCAGTAGCGTGTTGATTCGACCCTTCCCTCGCCTCGCAAGAGACTGTCCAAATGTATCGAAGACAGTGGGACTGGTATCTTTAAATCGAGGCGTAAGCCGTGGGCGACCAATCGCTGTTTGGCCCATTACTGCAACCGCCGCGTGGCTCCCGGCAGCACCTGAAACCCGAGGGTCATCCCCTCCAGACTCCAACTGCCGTTCTGGGCGTCATCGCTGATGCGAATCCGGCACCCGACATCCTGAATGAAGTCCCCGTTGGACCCTTCCATGTTAATGATTCTCTGCACAGAATCGAACGGAATCGTGATATTGGACTCTGCGGCTGTCTGAATCCCGTTCCCATCAGCGGTAATAAGCTGAAGACCTAGTGGTTCAATTGACTTGCTGGCACTCCCGCGTCCGACCGCCTCGTCAGAAGAGCTACCGCTCATCCATTCCACCGTCAGAGTCACATCAGAGTCGGCTTCGGCCACAATATCCACCCACCGAAACCGCTTCTCATACGACATGAGTTGCTGTGGCGCACGCGTACTCCACGAGTTGTCCGTCCCGTAGATGACCTTGGTAATCCACCGCGCCGGAATGTTGGAGCCGTCAAAGCTGTCACCGTCGAAGAACTCGTAGCAGAACCCACCCTTGCCCGTCTGCGCCTCGCCCGTCAGAATCACCTGCGTATCAGTGGAGGTTTCAATCGTGGTGGACGCCGACATCGGCATATCGGGCCACACATACCAGACGCCCCAGCGATAGTTCCAGACCACCGCCTGATTCGGCTCCGCATCATCCCCTGAAGTGGTCGGCCCCGCCCAGAAGAACATGATGTGACCGTTTTCAATGTCATGCGTGGCATGGACCTTGGCACGCTGGGCATAGAGCGCCGTCTTGAGTGTTTCCTTGACTGGCGTGGAGATAATGGTGTCGTTGTTCCCGTCGAAGATCCGAATGTCCCCCAGCGGCGTGAAATACGCCAGCATCACGCGAGGCGTCGTGACCTGGTTTCCAGAGGAATCGGTATAGACCGCTCCTGCTGGCACCTTCACGATGGACCGCTGGGAGACGGCCCCCACCACTGCATTGGACTTGGTTCGCACCCAGTCCATGATGTCGGAGACTATTTGCCCGGTGCCACTGACGGTCCAGATGCTGCGCTCCTGGAACACGACCAACATCCCCTCGAAGTCCCCCACCATCCCTGTAACGATGTCTCCGACCGATGATTGATCTGTGAAATCGAGATAGTTATTCGCTCCCACCTGATCGGGGAGTCCTGGATCGGACCAAAAGACACGCCGAGGATTGGCATTGGTGCGCCCCCACCAGAGACGCTGCTTGTGGGGTTCACAATAGTAACTACCGCTGGCTGGGGCATCGCCATGCTCCTGTAAGAGTCGATGTTCAAGGATGTCCAGATCCGACGCATTGTCGGTGTAGCTCGTGGTCGTCCGTCCGTCAATGAACGTAACGAAATAGTAGTTCGCGCCGGTCCCGGTCGTCCGGTAGAGTTCGTAGCCGGTGATGTCGGTATCGCTATCGGCAGTCCATGAGAGATTGGCCTTCTCGTCCTGCAACTGGATAACGTTGGAGGTCACTGATCCGGCTGACCGCGCTTCCGCCGCATCGACGCTCACCATCTTCCACGTATAGGAGCCGTTCAGTTGCCCTGACGCCGTATTGACCGAAGCGGTGATCGTGGGAGACTTACCGCTAGCCCCTGCCGTGGACAAGGAACTCCCATTCCAGGCCCGTGGCGCAACGACGCCATCCGCAAAGAACAGCGTATTGTCTACCTGTGCGAAATCAGGAATAGCACCAACAGAGCCAGAACCGAAATCGGCAATAAAGGTCCAAGCTGCGCCATCGTTGGTGCTATACCAGAGTTCACACTCGTTTGTGCCATCGTCAAAGAGGCCGAGAAGCTGGCGCGTGAACGTCCCATCGCTTTCGGTCTTCCGGTAGGCGCGGAGCGCACGCAGTCGTGTCGCACTCGCACCCGTATTAGTCGTAACGGCTGAAGAGTTCTGCTTGCTGTAGCCGAGGATCTTCTTCGCCCGACCGAGCTTGTCAATCCAGAGGTTCCGGCTTCCGCTGGAGGAATAAATGGCTGGCAGCGCGACGGAATGAATCCCCTCTTGGGTGCCGAGGAAGACGGAGAAGACTTGGGTCTGAATCGGATAGCCCATGACGACGCGCCTTATGGCTCTTCAGGCTTTTCGGGTTCTAGGATGATGTGACCATCTCCATCCGTCCAGTCCGTTTCCAGGATGTGCGTATCGTGCCTCTCTGCCACCACCATCCATGAAATTGTATCGGTCGATGTACCGTCCTCACACTCGACGGTCAGGATGTTTCCCGTCACGCTTCCTCGCACGCTTGTCCATCCGGTTTCATTCGACGTAAAGCACTGTTCTCCACGACAGAGTAAGACCCATGTACCTTCAGTCATCCCAGAGGCGGTATCCAGATTTACCGTAGCCTCTCCAGATGAAAGTGTTGCGGTTCCGCGATAAATCAGGTCGCACTGTGGTCCTTCTATGAAGCTGTGAACCAGATGATGTGTTTCTGTTTTCGATGAAAGAGGATGATCAATCTTAAAGCTTCCAGATCCCTTAGAAAACGCACCAGACGTGGAAGCATTCGGTCCAAGCTGTACATAATTTGTGTTGTGGTTGTAGTTAATACTCCCAACCCCGCCTGCGTCTGGATCAGAAAATAGAATACCTCCACCCTCATTAACATCGTTAGGCGCACCAAATTCGATCCACTGTGCGTTGCTCCCCTTTTCTATAAACAGATGCGTGTTCGCGTTCGGAGTAATTCCTGAATCTGTCACAAGTATGTGCAGCTTAGACTCTGGAGCGGCGGTATTTATTCCAACCTTACCTTCAGAGTCATCTACAAAGAAGTCAGTCGCGCCTACCGACAGATCGTCGTCGAGTGTCGTGGCACCTGTGACATCAAGTGTGCCTCCAAGATCCACGTTGCTCGGAAGTCGGGCATTGGCTAGTGTTCCCGATGAAATGTTCGACGCACTGAGCGTCGTGAGATTGGCTCCAGAAAGATCGTCAATAATGGTCGATGACAACGGACCATTGATCTTCCCGTCTGTGCCAATCAGTGCCACATTCCCCGTGCCAGCGTTGAGTCCTCCGCCGATATCAAGGGAACTAGCCCCGGTGCTGGAAGCCGAAAGTGTGGTAAACGATCCAGCAGCGGCAGTCGATCCTCCAATCACGCTATTGTTGACGGTGCCTCCAGAAATCGTGAGGTCGTTTGCTACGTAGGCATCAGCCACCGCAGTTCCTTGCCACACACCTGTCGCAATGGTTCCAAGAATCGTAATACCAGAGGAACTTCCAACATCAAGCGTCGTGGGATCGCCTGACGCATCGCCGATGAGAATCTCCCCATCCCCCAAGACAGCCGTAGCCGTAATTGCAGACGTTCCGCTGCCGAGCAACACGCCACCATCGGTAAATGTTGACGCACCCGTGCCTCCATCGGCCACTGGCACATCTGTCCCACCGGCCCGATAGACAAGATTGCCCTCGATGTTGACATTTCCTGAGCTTGCCCGTGTCAGGGTCGTGTCGGTAGCATGGCCCAACTCCACACCTGTGAATTGCGGGCTATCCCCGGTGCCAACGCCAATACTGGTGCGTAGCGTGGCCCCACTTTCTGCTACAGGGTCCGTCGTGCCATCACCAACGATCATCTCGCTGTCAGCCAAGACGGCCATTGCCGTCACCGCACTGGTGCCGCTGCCAAGCAGGACGCCCCCATCTGTCAGAGAGGTGGCTCCCGTGCCGCCACTTCCAACGGCGAGTGTTCCCGTGACATTTGCAGCAGCGAGATAATACGCACCCTCTTGCCCGTCGAGCTTGTCCGAATCCAGATAGGCCACCACCCCTGCGCCTGAGATACAGGCAAACGGAGCATTAGTGCTGCGACTGAAGGTATGCAGCCCCGTGATGGTGTAGGCGTTCTCCTCCGTCAGCAGAGTATTGTCGCTTAAATCTGCGTCGGTATTGACAACTTGAATATCAGCCATAGTAATTAGTCCGGCCTAACTCCAATAGACTGCAAAAAGTCTCTATCAGCTTGG